CGTTGACGATCAAAACAACACAGATTTAGCAACAACAGGTTCAGCAACCTTATCTGTAATTTTATCTGACGGCTCTTTAGAAACCAAAACAATCAGCAGCGTATCAAGAGCAACTATCACTGTAGATTCTGCTTTTAGTTCAGTGCCACAAACCAATAGTGTTTGGGTAATAGAAAATACATCTGTAGAACTTCAAACATTCAGAGTCGTATCTGTAACAGAGCAAGAATTATTAAATTATCAAATAGTTGCTGTCGTTCATGATCCAAATAAATATGCTTTTGTGGAAGATGGCACAGCATTGCCAACAAGAACAATTACAACTCTTACTGCACTGAAACCAGCACCAAGCAATTTACAGGGATCAGAGCAGATAGTGGTGTTAAATAACAGGGCTGTGAGTAAATTATTTATTCAATGGCAACCTGTTAGCGGTGTTACAGAATACATGGTGCAATATAGATTTCAAAATGAAAACTTTATATCCGAACGTATAACAAGATCTGATTTTACAATTTTTGAAACTTTAAACGGCACTTATGAAATAAGAGTCTTTAGTTATAACGCATTAGGTAAGCCAAGTACAACACCAGCAACAACTACATTCACCACTGTTGGTAAAACAGCAGTTCCAGCAGATGTTCAAAATTTAAGAATAGAACCTATATCAGATCAATTTGTACGTTTACGTTTTGATAAATCTACTGATGTTGATGTTATTCATGGTGGAAACGTAGTCATAAGAGCCTCAAACTTAACAGATGGTACTGGAACTTTTACAAATGCTGTTGATGTAATACCTGAGCTTTCTGGAAACGTTAGTGAAAGTATTGTTCCAAATATTGTAGAGGGTGAATATATTTTAAAGTTCAGAGACGATGGTTCACGTTTAAGTGCTGGTGAAACTTCAGTTTTAGTTACAAGCCCAGATCCTTTTCCTAAATTAACAGTTTTTACAGATAGAGAGGACACAGACTCACCTCCTTTTGCTGGTGCAAAAGTAGATTGTTTCTTTAGCGATGAAGTTAATGGTCTTGTACTTGGATCACTAGAAACTTTAGATGATGTGACAGATTTTGATGCAATTGCAGACTTTGATTTTTTAGGTGCTGTTGATATTACTGGTGGTTCTTATGAATTTGCAAATACTTTAGATTTAGGTGGCAAACAACCTTTGAGATTACGCAGGCATTTTGTTACTCAAGGTTTTTACCCTAATGATTTAATTGATAAGAGAACAGCAAATATAGACACATGGACAGACTTCGATGGTGCTACTGCCTTTGATGTTGGAGCTTCTATGCTAGTCGCCACAACTGACTTAGATCCTGATTTATCAGTTTCAGCCACCTACGAACAGAGTGCCACAACGATTACTATAACCAAGACCTCGCATGGATATTCTGTTGGTGATTTTGTTGTGATTGACTTCACCGCTGGAAGTGCCACCGATGGTAATTATGAAATTGTTTCAGTTCCAAGCGCAAATACATTTACAGTAACTTCAGCGACAAGTGCAACCATATCAAGCGGAACAGCTTGTACATATGGAGCTAATTTTTCAAGATTTAATCCTTTTGTAAATGGAACTTATGTTGGGCGTGGGTTCAAATTTAGATGTGAAATGGATTCGGACGACCCTGCACAATCAATTGAAATTGACCAGTTAGGATATACAGCAGAATTAGAAAGAAGAACAGAACAAAGATCAAATATTTCCTCTGGTACTTCTGGCTCTGGTCTTGATATTACTTTTGATCAAACATTTTTTACAGGTCAAGCTGGCACAAGTGTCGGGGCTGGTACTCAATTACCTAGTATTGGTATTACTGCTAATGATTTATCAGCTAATGAAAGATTTGAACTTACAAGTATTACTGGAAGTGGTTTCAATATAAAGTTTCTTAATGCTGGAAATGCTGTACAGGATAAAACATTTAGTTATACTGCCGTAGGTTTTGGGCGTGGTAGTTAATTTTAAAGTAAGATATACTTAAAAGAAAAAGTGAGTTAAGTAATGGCTACACATGATTATGTTATAGATAACTCCACAGGAGCTAACGTCAGGGCTGACCTTAACCTAGTATTACAAGCAATATTATCAAATAACAGTAGTTCTTCAGCACCTAGTACAACTGCTGCTTATATGTGGTGGGCTGATACTACAACAGGAATATTAAAGATACGAAACTCAGCGAATAACGCATGGGTAGAACTTTTACAACTTGATGGTACGTTAACTCTTGAAGATGGGAGTGCGAGTACCCCTGCTCTTGCTTTTAGGGATGATTTAAACACAGGTATTTTTAGTTCTGCTGCTGATACTTTTAATGTGGCAACTGGTGGTGTTGAAAGGATGGAACTAGGAGCTACAACAATATTTAATGAAGATGGTGCGGATGTAGATTTTAGAATTGAAGGCGATACAGAGGCTAATTTATTTTATGTAGATGCTGGTAATGATCGGATTGGTATAGGTACAGCAAGTCCAGTTGAGGTTTTGCATGTACAAACAACATCAGCACGAACTAATGATGTCGAACATATGCTCCAATTAACACATTATTCAAGTGGAACTACAACTACAGGATTTGGAACAGGTATTAGGTTTCAAGGACAAAGAAATAATGGTTCATTACAGACTATTGGAGATATAAATTTTGAAGCAGATGTTAATAGTGGTAGTACTATCTCCGCTGCATTAGTATTTAAACCAGCTTTGGCAGGAGTAGTCACAGAACGTATGCGTATAGATTCGTCTGGGCAAATTGGAATGGGAACTTCAAGTCCTGTACAACAAGCTGGTCGTGGTTTACATATTAATGGTACAGATCAAACAAGAATTAAATTAACCAATACTTCTAGTGGTGCTACAGCCAATGATGGTTTTGACATTATTCAAGAAGATGGATTAAATATACACCTTATTAATCAAGAAAATGCTGCAATAAAATTCGGTACTAACGCATCAGAACGTATGAGAATTTTGAATGATGGTGCTGTTTGTATAAATGCTACAGCAAGACCAGTTGTTGGAACGGAATTTTTGGGAGTAAATGGCGGATCGGCTAGTAATGCGGTTGCATTGGCAGGTGGAGTAACTCATCAATCTGGTGTTGCTTTGGTATTAAGTAATGCTTCAAATACTGCAAACCAAAAATTAATAAGATTTGCGGTAGGGTCAGGTGGTGATACTAGGGGCGAAGTTACTTACAACGGATCAAATATGGTTTATGGTGGTACTTCAGATTACCGTTTAAAGAAAAATGTAGAAGTAATAACTGATGGAATTACAAAGTTAAAAAACCTTAAACCTATAAATTTTAATTGGATTTCAGAAGGTATTGATTCAAGAACAGCTATTGGATTTTTAGCGCATGAAGTACAAGAAGTTATACCTGAAGCTGTTAGTGGAATTAAAGATGCTGTAGATGAAGAAGGAAAAAATAGTTATCAACAAATGGAATATGGACGTATAACACCTTTACTTACAGCAGCGTTACAAGAAGCTGTTGCTAAAATTGAAGTATTGGAAACTAAAGTTGCAGCTTTGGAATCTTCTTAGTAATATTGGATAACTTAAAGAAATAGCATGGCTACACCACAAGAACTTTATGACGAGACAAAAACTCGTCTTGATCTAAATATTGCAAAATTACAAATGCTTCAAAGAGAAATTCAAGAAAAGCAAGCAGAAGCACAAAAACTTACTCAACCAATAATGGAAGATCAAGGTGCATTGAAACAGTTAGAAAAACTTAGTGATGTTGTTCAACCTGTAGAATCAAAGTAAAATAAAATAAAATATTATTTATCATGGCTGTTACTTGGAATGTTGTTTCTTTAGATGCAACAAAAACTGTCGGTAGTTTATCTGATGTTATAACAACTGTTCACTGGACTGCTAGTGATTCTGAAACTGTAGGTAGTGGAGATTCTGCTGTAGTACATAGTGGTTCTTCTTATGGTTCTGTAGGTCTTGCCGCTGCCGATAGTGGTTCGTTTACTGCTTACGCTTCTGTAACTAAAGACAATGCTGTTGCATGGGCTAAAGCTGCAATAGGCTCTGATGAAGTCACAGCTATTGAAACAGGTATAGCTGCTCAGATTACAGAATCAAAAACTCCTACTACAACTTCTGGTGTTCCTTGGTCATAGTATAAACTGACCAGTATTTATTGAATTAAATTTTAAATCGTTTAAGATATATTTTTAATTTTTAAAAAATGATCAAAAGAGTATTAACAATAGCTGCTGCTTCAGCACTATCAACACCTGCGTTTGCTGGTTTCTATCTAAACGTAGAGAACAATGGTTCTTATACAGGTAAAGACTTTACTGGGTCTGGTACTGACTTACATCTTGGTTATGAGAATGGTAATGCTTTTGGTAGCTACTACGTTCAAGGTGGTGCTTACTTAAACAACCCAGATGGAGCAGATTCAGAAACAAACTTTTCTGGTAAAGTTGGTGGTTCTGTAGTTGCATCAAAAAATATTGATGTATATGGTGAGTTTTCTGTCGTTACTGACGATACAAACAGCTACGGAACTAAGGTTGGTCTGAAGTATAAGTTCTAGTCATCATTCCCAGAGTTACGTAGAGAGGAGCTAATGCCATAATTCCTACGAAGGTTATAATGGTGACAGGCACTAACGCTTTTAAAAGGGCTTCTCTCATGTTTCAAAAAATCTGTAATTATCTTTCCATCTTATCTACAGTTCTAGTATTGGGAATATTAGGAGGTGGTTTTTTTACATTTAAGTATGTAACCAGCGAGCAATTTAAGGCCAAGATGATGAATCAGGTTATGAATAATGTTGAAGGACTGATGCCTAAAGTTTTAGATGGAGCGTTACCAAAAACTACAGGTAAATCTTTACCGTTTTAAGTGGAAATACCTGAGATAAATATTCCAGAAGTACATATTCCTGAGATTCATATACCTTATACTTTCTTACCTAACTATGACCACTCAAATGTAGAGATTATAGGCTGTCAGTATTATCATCGAGATACAAAAAATACAGGCAATAGAAATTTATTATTAGATGATCCAAACGGAGTTATAAGCAACTGTCCTTATCCAAGTTTCTATCCTTTAAATTATCAAGCAGATCAACTAATTATTGTTGAGGAAGCTGCACCAGTAGAACAAGAATCAAAACCTTTACCAGAAGATAAGTCACCGCAAGCACAAATACCAAAAGATAAAAAAGAAGATCCTTTTATACCTGATTGTCCTAGTCAGAATGACAGAAGAGTAGGAGAGTTTACATCAGAATTAAGAATAGAACGTGTCAAAGGATATAAAAGAGGTGATGATGGTATTGAGTGCATAACGCTTTATGAAGACGTTCCGTTTGTCGACCAATACATACCTACTCCTAGCAGTATTGTGTCAACTGCTTTTATTGCATCTGTGGCTGCGACTACACCAATTATTCTCAACCTTGTCAAACCAATAGTAAAAAACCTGATAAAGAAACTTACAAAGAAAAAAGATAAGTTAAAATAAAAAAACCCTATTCGACAAGGCAATGGATAGGGCGTCTAGGTAGGCAAGTGTTACCGTGCTTGTCTACTGCTTAATTTCGTGAGTATGTGGAATAACTTGATTCGGTGGGACTGAAACTTTTATACCTTCACAAATTTCTGCATATTTTCCAACAAAAGTTACACCCAGTTTCGCTTGCTCTGAGCAAACCTTCAGTCTAAAGAGTGCAAGTTCAAGCGAAGTTTTCTTATATAACAACTCTTGATTTTTAATATTAATCTCAGTTGCTTTATGACATAACGCAGGGGATTTTCCTAAAGGAATACTTATCTGTGCAGAAATACCATAATTTAAATTAAAATTTTCTTTCTCAAACCTTGGTGTTTCTTGGACGTATTTAATTGCTCCTGTATCTTCATCGTAAATATTTTGTCTGGTAACGTCTTGTCTCGGTAAATTAAATGTATGAGAATCGGTTACATATGGAGTGATTGTAAGGCTAGGAGAAGAACAAACTATACCTTGTGACATTCTAAATTGAGGTGTTGAATTAGGGGCAATCATGGTTGCATTGTTATTTACCGTTCCTTGGGCAGTCGAGTTGGGACTACTGACCGTTGTCGAAGCAAAGACTTTTGTAGGACAAAGTATAAGAGCTATTGCCCAAAGGTAGTTTCTACTGTGGTTGTAGTAGTGGTGTTTATGACCCGATCTATTTTCGTTATAGTGTCCAGACCACTTCCAATGACTGACTCGACCAGAGAAAAGGGCTGTCCAGAATTTACTATTTTCCATCTAGGCACTCCCTCAAGCGTTGGGCTTGTGTATGAGAAGTTAATCCCATTAGCTGTCTGTGTAGCTTCTGCTGTAGGGATTGAATTGATATATCCATTAACGTCTGCACTCTCTATGTTTGTCCCTGAGACACTCAGCGAGTACCCTGTCCGATATTGATAGCTGGTTATTGATTCCGTTATTACTGATTGCGAAGTGCTGTTTGTCGAGGAACTTCCTGTACGAAACGTTGGCACAACTGGGTTTGCAAGGGTTTTGACAGGAAATAATATTATTAATAGCAGCCAAAGTTTAATCAATCTATGGTTATCTGAACGGTAGTCGATCCTATACAGCTAGAACCTGATCCAAAAGCACCACTACAAGTATGAACACCACTAGATAAACTTGTCATTGCTCCACTACCTAGTGTTCCTCCAGAACCTATAGTTGTAGCTCCCGACAGATGAGGTAATGCTGCTATTCCTGACGATGGTGTAACTGCTGATGGAGTGGCATCTCCTATTGTTACCGCTTCTGTAAGACTGAAGGCCGACCCTGATGTTGTTATAGCTTTATCAGTTTGAATTAAAGCTGGCACACCTGCGGTCAAACTTGAGACATTGAGTCCTCCAATCGCACCAGAGGTACTAGATCCACCAGATGTTACTGAAGGGGTAATATTTGACCCGCTAAGACTGTATGTAGTCCCCAATTTTTGGGTGGTTACAAATGGCATATCCACCGATATTTGGGCAGATGTTACAAATTTTTGCTGAATGTCCCCTAGTGCAACAGAAGGGCTAAACAAAAGCAAAAGTGCAAATAGTTTTTTCATTTTTTGTCCTCCTTAGGATCTACTATTAATCTTATAGGAGTATCAATCCGTACGAGTTGTGTATTACCTAACACTTCTTGCAACTCAGCCTTTACAGTTTTACCATTTTTACTTCCATTTTCTTTACCCTTTTGTGTAATAGATGCACCAAAACTACTTGCAAGACCTACAAAAACCGAAGCAATAAAAGTTGGATCTATCTTTTGTTGTGGTATGCCTAGTTTTGATAAATCCAAGTAAGAAAGGCTTAACATCGCTGTTGCCCAAAAAAGTAAAATAAGTCTGACCCCTAGTGATACAAACTCAAACTGCTCTTCACGATCTGGTACTGCATTTTGTAATTTTGACCAAATTCCTTTTTTATTTTCTTTTAGTTGTTCTGCCATAGCAACTTTTATTAGTCATACTAGACATAATTACTAATTTAAGCAAATGCCAGAGGTTTATGGTGCATTAATAGGGGCAGCAGCCACCGCTTTTGTTATGGTGCTATCTAACATGAGTAACCGTAGAGAAAAAACAATTATCGACATCTACACTAGATTAAACAAGTTATCGCAAGCGGTTAGCAGGATAGAAGGCAAGATTCAGTAATGCGTGGTATGTTTGGATAAGAACATAAAAAACAATGTCTAAATTCCTGATCGGTTTATTTATAAAATTTGGTAAATCTGAATCGCTGCGTAAAGCTGCTTTAAGTCTTTTAAAAGATCTTGCTGCTAAGTCTGATAATGATGTAGACGATGCCATAGTAAAAATGCTTGAAGAAAAATTATTTCCTGTCAAATGACTAAGGATAAATTTCTAAACATTGAAATAGAAGAAGCTCCAGCAGAGTTACAACTATCAGTTGAAATGAGATGTAGAGAAATTATGAATAGTGATGATTACGATAACATCAAAAGATATTGCACTCATTTAGTAAGGCATCAAATGAAGCAAGATGTTTTTCTTGCTAGTATTTTAGGTCGCTTGGTAGAACTTGAAGCGATGATAACGGTGCAAGAAATGAAAGACATTAAGAAAGTAAGGCAGAAAAAATATAAAAAAAAGAAAACTTTATCAGATAGATTTAAGATTATGTTGAGCGTGTTCAGATAACCTTCCATCTTCCCAAAACACTTTGTAGTAATATCTTGAAACTCCTAGTTTATTTTTTTTGGTAAAAGCTTCTTTTATCGTTCCGGTATATTGTTTATATCTACTAGCTGTTTGGCTAATAGTATGGTTTCTTTTTACAGATTGGTTTAGTTGAAATTTTTGTCCTACTAGTATTTTAATCATGTGAGTCTTTAAATTGTTTTAATTCTTTAGGGGTAAAATCTTTTATTTGTAATTTTGGAATCTTATTAATTTCATAGTTATGCTTAACAATAGCAGTCCTTATATGATCGTTTATCCAATTCCCATCGTAAACGGTTAGGTCTGCTCTTGAATCACTAGTAATATAAACTCTATGTTCTACTCCTCGAAGCTCTACATCTAGTAATAATCTCACTAAGTTTTTTCTTCTGTTGTCTTGCAAAAATTTTAATTTTTCCCCAGAAGGTTTTTCTTCTCGTTTCATTTTCTAATTCACTTAATCGTTTATTTATAGCATCATATCTAACACAATATTCTTTCATATCTAAATTATTAAACCAGAATTGGTTTTGCAGTTCTGCAAGCTGGTGGTAATAGTTTTCGATCAGGTCTTTATTTTTCATTTAATTCATATTTAGTGATTAAAGCCTCAATAACATCTTCTGGTAAAATTTCTTGCAAAATTGGATCAGACCAACCTTGAGGTGGAAGTTGAACTAATTGGCTAAACATATCCTCACTTTTTCGTTGCCATGAAATTTCCCATAAAATAGCACCTCCAAGCATTATTTCGGTGTTAGGCGATGCAAAGACTTTCATTTTGATTTACTCCATAGTTTGATTAAACGCTCAAGTTCAGCAATTCGTTTCTTTGCTGCTGCAATTTTTTCGGCTGTTGTCATGGCAATCTTTTAAAATCCCAATCTATTTCATCCCAATATCCACGAACAGGAAGCCCATCTTCATCTGTTGATCCTTCACCACATTCAATATATTCATAAGCTTTTTTTGATTTCCAATCATAGAAAACTTGTCCAAAATAAGGATCATATGGAAATATCGGACACGAAAAATCACGTGGTTCTGATGTTTCAAATATACTTGCCATGAAAATTCTCCTAATCTTAAATAAAAAGGGGTCTTACATAAAATCCGCAAGTTAATTAAAAAAGACTTTAATGCCCCTATAACTTAGGCAGGGATCGCTTCAAAGTCTCTACTTCTTACTGGCAATGTGAAATTATCAACATTAATTTCAATAGCTGCTCCAGCAGTTCCATCTCTTCTTTCAAAAGTTTTTAACTTACCACGACCAACAACTGTAATTTGATTTCCTTTTTTTACATAGTTTGCAATTACATCACCACGATTGCCCCATACAGCACAATCAAATTGTGTCGTAGTATCTTGATCATTTGTAAGCAAGGTAAAACTGGTTACTTTTGTTCCTTTTGCAGTTTCTTTTTGAACTGGATCTGAGGCTAAGTTGCCAACGGCTGTTACGTTTAACATAATAATTTTTTTAAATAGGGTTGTTAGGTTTGTTCTGCCACTCTTCAATATCTCCTCGGTTGTATCGAATGGTGTTATTAAGAATGACAGTCCATTTTGGGCCACTAGGGTGACCCCTGCGTGTTTTGGTTCTCCAAAGACGCACAGTTTGAGGTTTTACACCAAGCTCTTCAGCTAATTGATCTGAGGTTATAAGTTCATTGCTCATGCATCCTCCTTCTCTAAAATAAGAGTTAATAAATCATCTCTTTGATTTTCACTAATAGCTTTAGTTTCATATCGTTTTGAGATGTTTGTTTTTAATAAACCAAGCTTGTCTTTATTGGCAGGCTTATTAATAAAGGCTTCACATTCACGCACAAATTTATCACTTTCAGATCTTTCGATTGGTTTATTGCTTGAGGTGGTAGCTGGTTTGCTGTCCTCAGTTTTTAACCATGCCTTATCTTTATCGTATAAAGAAAGGCCAAAAGAATCTCCAAACTGCATTAATGCACGTTTTCTTGCGTCACTCTCAGCCTCTTTGATCGCTGATTCATGTTTATCACCAACACCACCCATACGACCATGACCCATGCCATAACCTTCTCTAATAACGTTTCCAACGGTGATTCTAACCTTTGCAATATAAGAAACACATTTCGGATCTTCAGCAACAAGTCCAGCTTCTAAAGTTTCTGATGACCAACCATCAAAACCAAAGATGCGGTTTGCTTCTTTTATAACGTGCCAGCTTTCAACATAAGCTAATTTCTGACCACCTCCACCGCTACGGAAAGAGACATTGTTTTTGTTAATTTTTTGATTTAACAGTTTTTTCTGTTCTTCATTAAAACTCATTTTTCTAAGGGGGTTGTGAATGCCCATCGGGGCAAGGATAAAGATTGAACTCCTGTTTTACACCAGCTTGGCCAATCATCAAGCAGGCGACATTCGGCAATTTTATCTAATGCACTTCTACTTAAGTTTTGACCTTCTTGCAACGCATCATCATCTAACTCCCATAATCCAACATCAAATGGATATTCAGATTGCACTACAAGAAAGATAAATCTTTTTGCCTGTGGGATTCCAGATAAATAATGAGCAGCCTGTAAGTGGTATTTAAAGTTGGCAACAGCTTTTGCAAAGTCTTTAGGGTTTGCTCCTGATCTACTGGTTTTCAAATCAACGATAGTATCCTTGTTTAACCAATCTGGTCTGCACTTACAGGTAATACCAGAAACGTCATCATCCCACCAGTATGATTTTTCAGCAATTCCAAAACTTAGAAGTTTTTTTGCATAAGATTCAGCAAATACAGCATCACGCATTTTTATGGCATTAGACCAATCTGTTTCAGTTACAGCCGTCATTCCTTTGGCTTCTGCCTCTTTTGCCTCCTCCTTACCTTTTTTTGTGGTTCTGGAACTAACAGCAATAAAACGCTTTTCCATTTCATCTGGTTCTAAAATTGCACAATGAGTTAATGTTCCCAAAAGCATGGCATTTGTTGGTTTATGTTCTGGCCTGTCAGGATTAAGGAAAGAGTTCCAGTAAGCTTTAGGGCCATGAGCAACCATTACTTTTTTCATTGATGCTGATATGGCAGAATCAGCATGATAGTTTTCGTTTGATATTTGGGTTGAGCCTGTTGTCATTATTTAAATCCTAAAAAAGTAGAGCCTTTATGTTGAAGAATTGTAAAAGTAGAAATCTTTTCGCAATCTTCACAAGAAAACTCAATAGAAATAGCACCTCTACACCTTGAGCTTGGATTTTCTTCATTAGATGTTTTTTCAACTTTTAAATTTTGATATCCATCAAAAATAGTTACACAGTCACTTTGTTGATCTTCATTTGTAGACCAGATTCGATAAGCCTGTTGATGGAGATATTCACAATTACAAAAGGGACAACAAAGAAATTCGTCATAAAAATTTGTCATGGTCTATGTCCTTTAGTGTGTGGGCCGTATTGCATATAAATGCGAGGCCATGTTCTTAAAATCAAAGTTTTATCATCAGGCATTGCTACAAGACCAGCTTGTGCTAATCGCTTTAGAAAAGGACTTGCAGAAGGAGAATCAATTACAGAAGCAAATGTATTAAAGATTTCTTTATCGGTCATGGGTAAAGTAGGAGTGCCGAGGTTGAGGCGGTCAGGGGTTGGACGCTTCTTCCTCGGTTGTTTTTTATCGAAGCGTAGTCCAAGTTCATATTCACTTATCATGTTAAAAATTTTTTCTGTTTAAAGTGCTGTTGTAATGCTCTAATGGAAAATCAATAACGTTTTTATAATTATCGTTTTTTATATATCTGTTCATTTGGTAATGATCATTAAACTCAAAAGTATATTTATTACCAGTTTGTTTTTTTATGTTTTGGCATTTTTGTTTTACTGCCCTTTCAAAATCAGTTGGATTCCATGCGTCATCACCATTATTTAATTGAATACTTCCAATTTTTGCATGAAATAAAAACTTATTTGTTTTTGTTTTTTGATTAAAAGCCATAACCCATAATTCAGTTGGGTTACATGGAAAATTGTAATACATCATTTCTTTGCAAGCTCCTGACAAGCAGCTTGGACATTATATGTATGGCAATCTATCTGAGTAGATTTCGTTAAAGATGCTGTGGTTGCCAAATAAGTGATGGCAAGAATTGAAACGTAAAGTAAAGCGTGTTTCATGGGGTTGGTTTCAGGGGTAAATTAATAATAACTAATGGTCAACAGTTGTCAACTGGCACAAACTCTGGGTATTGCCTAGAAAGTCTTTTTTCGATTGTTTTATAATCCATATTCCAATCAACAATACATTCAGTTTTTTCTTTCTGTATATTGTCTTTTCTGGCTTGCTCTCTTGCAATTTGTTTTCTAAGATATTTGATTTGTTCTCTGTAGTCTTTTACGTTTAAATCACACAGATGAGTTTGCCTGTCATATTGTTCTAGCTTGACAAAATGCTCATCATCTTTGCCCATTGGCCCTTCAATTATTCTTCTTAAATAAGTTTCATCACAATTAAGATCATCAGACCAATGTTCTGATTCTTCTCCACCGAGATCAAACATCTTGTTGTGAAATTTATCTAGGATTTTAAAAGCTTTTTCTGCTTGATTGTAATAATGACCACGTTTCATTTACTTAGCCTCCTTGATTGCTTTCATAAGTTTGTAAACTTCTATTTTGTCTAACTTAGCTTTTCTAAGCTCTTGAGTTAATTGTTCAATTTTTTGGTTGCAACACAAAAGTCTTTGGTTGCATTTGTCTAGTAGATTTTCCTGATAGTTTTCGTACATTGTTTTTTGGGGTGATTAGGTGAATAAAGACCCCACCAGTTGAGGTGGGGCTGATATGTTATGCGAAACAGTAACGGCCTTTGCCTTCTGCAATGTTTTTTCTAGCTACTGTATTAATAAAATCCTCAGTTAGATAATATATGTCAGGCCCTTCTGAGGGGTGTCTGTACTCAATGTACAAAATGCCTTTGGTTTCTAAGCTGCTAATTAAACCAGCAACTTGATGTTTTGTGAAATCTGTAGTGTCTAGTGCCTCTTCTAAAGTAAAGCCTAAAAAAGTACTGTCTCCATCACAGTTAGAGTAGCCAGTTTCTTCATAAAAATAATCAAAGTTGATGTAAGAACATTGAGCTAGTGTTGCTTCTTTGTCTGTGAGTTCGTAAGTTTCGATTTTCATTTGAATTAGGGGTTGCTATACCTCTATTATATACACAACTGTCAACAACTGTCAACAACTAATATTGTTTTTATTAATTTTTAAACAACAACTCCTGCTGTTATTAAATCACCGTTATGCTTATCCATAAATTTTTGCCACATATCATCGTGACACCAAACACCTATAACTTTTTTTAGTTTTTTAGTTTTACCTCTACTATCCCAACTGTCATAAATAGCACCGTCTTTAACGCATACAACGTGATTATCTTGATCAACGATACAATCTTCGGGCAAGTTATCTATATGAAAAACAGTGTTGTATGGAATGTATTTCCAATCGTATAATTTGCGATTAGATTTTGCCATCTCATAAATAGCACTTGTCATTTCTTGGCGAGTCATACCACTATAAGAAGTCTGGAATCTTTTGTAGCCCCATACAGGCTCATCACCGTCATGTCTTTGAACTACTGCATCATCAGCATAATGCTTGACTAACCAGTATTCAGTATTAGTAGCTAAAGCAATAGCTCTAACTGCACAATCCCCATGATCTTCTTTCTTGGGGTGTGGGTTACGCTTGAAAAAGTGTAGTCCTGTCGGATGTGAGCTTTTTGGTAATTTAATTGTCATTTTATCAGGGGTTGATTTACCTTTATATTACATCAGGTGTCAACAACTGTCAACAAGGTTTCATTACTTCTACACTAAATCCTTTCTCCTTTAGTTCATCTATCCTATATTTCTGTACTTCACTTAATCTACCCTTAGCCCCTTTTACCTCAATAAACTTAACTTCATCTGGTTTCATACATATCAAGTCAGGTAAGCCAGCTTTGTTGCACATAATCAACTTGATCACTGTCCAGCCCTCTTTTTCGTACCTGTCGATTAGCTTCTTCTGATATTGCTGCTCTGTGGCCACGATAATGGTTAATCGTATAGTTCTCCTTTGATTGTACTACCTCAAAAACTTTTGGCTCTATACTTTTTTCAGCAAAAATATAATGAACTTTATTGCTTCTATCCCTACCTAAAAAACTGGCTCTTTCCCTGCCCTGCAAATAGCTCAACGCTGAATAATCTATTCCTAAAAAAACAACATCATCTGCACTACTTAAATTAACTCCCTCCCTGCTACTTCTAACCTGACCGATAAAAACTTTATCATCATTACTATTAAACTCAACTGGATCTTCAGTCACACGATCACCAAAAACTTTCTTCAGCATTTTTTCTTCCGCTTTATAACAATACATAATTGCAGTTTTACCCTTAAATGTATCTCTTATATATTGAACTTTGCTTTTATCAAAAATTACTGTGCCATGATTTTCTGTTATTACATGACCATTAAATAATTGCTTCAATTTGCTCATAACCTTCACCCCAGTATCAGCTAAAACGCTTCTTTTTCCTACGCCACCAATAACACCTGTTTTTATAATCCTCAAAGCAAGCCTATAAGTTCTTCTAGACATTTTCACTAAATGGACTTTTTCTTCTATTTCTTGACTAAAACCAGCCTCTTTTTGCGTCATATAGACCATAAATGGCTCAAT